AGTATCTGCTTCACCATCAACTGAAGTTATCATATGCTTTAATCTAGTTGATAATTCAGGGCTGGCTTTCTTATTAATTCTTTTTAAGCCTTTTAACTCACTTTCGATTTTTCTATCATCACCATGAGTTAATAACTTATAAGTAATTTCTGTTTTGGAGTTTGGAAGTGTAAAATTAAACTCGTTTATACCCTGTTTTATACCGTCAGTATTAAACTCATCAGTATTAAGCGATGAAAGGTCAACAACATGTTCTTCTTCATCGTAAGTAAAGGTATAATCTTTACCATACCCCAATACACGGGCTGCTATCATAATAGCATTTTTATCACCTGTAATTAGGTCATTATAGTTAATTTTAGATATTATAAGAGCTTTTAATAGCTCATCAATTACAGTACCATTTTTAATGTAATTTTGATTAGTTAAAATATCTTCCTCTCTAGCAGTCATATACTTCATTTCAATTTTTCCTGAAGAAAGGGGATTGTCTTTTGGATATAATAATCCTTTAGAAGGTAAGTCAATTACCTCGGTTGGAAACTTAAATTTAGATTCACTCATTATTGATAACTTTGTTTTGATATAAATATATAAAAAGATAAAAGGAGCGCAGAAGTGCGCTCCTTTCTTTTATTATAGATTAGGGGTTGTATTAGAAATTTAGAACAGCGTAGTCAATACCTAAAGCCATCTGCAATTCAACAGGTGTATTTTCTGTTGACCAGTTAAACTCTGGGAATGTAGCTGTTTTAATATAAGCGCCTTTTAAGACCCATTCGGACACTATATCACCTACAGGACCTAGAACATTAAGGGTTAAATCTTTTTTATAAAAATCAGAATAACCATCTCTACCTGTTACGGATTCATGGTGTAATCTGACCCACTCCATTACTGCTTGAGCTCCAGAAGGAGTTACAGGATCATAAAGATTAAGTGTTACATCACCCCACTTAGATTTACCTTTAATTTTTCTATCTATGTTGATATGATTTAATATTACTTCTCCATTTTCAATAGCAAAACTACTTATTTGCTTAATGATGTAAGAAGGGAATCCATCCATATAAAGGATAAATCTATTAGCCTGTTTAGGTTCATAGGCTGTGTAAAAAATTTCATTTGGGTCTAATACTGCCATTTTCGTTGTTTTTTAATGTTCTATAATAAATATTACGTGTTTATAAATATTCAAATTTTTAACCTATTATTAAGATGGAAATTCTGCTCCTGTAGGGAGGATATTAAAATCTAAAATTATAAATTCTGCTGTTTTAGTGGGTTGAATAAATAATTGTCCAACCATCTGATTACGATCTACAACATCAGGGGTATTATTGGAATCATCCATTACTACCTTAAATGCAAATAGACCTTGTTTTTGCTGTACCGTTTCTAAGTAAGCATTTGCTTGAGCTACAAAACTATTTCGTGTTGCTGTGGTATTTTGTTCAAAGACAAGATTATTAGCGATACCCCCAATAACGTCTTTTAAATTAATTAATAATCTTCTTACGTTTACTCTGTCAAGGGCAGATGCTTGTTTTTGTAGTGTTTTTTGTCCAAATACAGTAACTCCTACATTAGGGAATGTTGCAATTGGGTTAACCCTACCTTCATATAAAGTATCTCTATTAGCTTTTGTAAGTGTTTTTTCGGTTCTTATTACATTATCTAAACCTCCTCTATTAACACCTGCAGGGGCAAACCAAGGTTCTCCTAATTTATCATTTTTAGCATATGCTCCTAATACCATAGTGGATGCTGGAACAAATACTCTTTGTCCTGTATCAGGGTCTACTACTTGACAATGGGGCCAATAAGCGGCTGCATAGCTATTATCATAAGCATTAGTTCTACCTGCTACTGTAGTTGAATTTATTTGGCCATAATTTTCAGGGTCTACTAACACTATTGTATTTCCTCTTTCTTCTGCTTGATCTAAAGCGGTATTTATTACTCTAGCTGTTGAGTCACCTCCCTGAGCTATTGTTAATCCTGGAAAGGCTAATACATTATAATTATATTGATCTGTGTTATTTAGTATATTAAGAGAAGAAGTATAGTCCTGGGCTTTAAGACCCTGGATGTTACCTGATGCTGATATATCACTGTAATATTGAGCGCCTGGGGAGTATGCAATTCCTTCAAAGTTACTTCCGATAGCCCCTATAAATGAACCACTTCCTACTCTTGGTAATGAAGCTGAGTAAGCACCTGCAGTTACACCCCCAACAATTCCTGCTGCATCTAAATAATTAGGTGTTAGTCTGTTAACAGCAGAAATAAATACATAGTTACTTTTATTTTTATAAGAGCCCGTGATTTGAAGATATTCATTTCCTGCTCCACTTCCAGAAAGTACAGTACGTGTAGTATTACCTATTACTTTTTCTATATACCTAGGTGAAAATGGATCAAGATTTACATTTAAAAATTGTTCTAAAATAACTTTATTATCAGTTGCATCATCTCCTCTTCTTATTAAGAGGTTAAAATCACCACTTGAGTTATTAACACTACTTATTTCCCATCTAATATTATCAGTAGAACCCGAAGGTAAAACTCCAAATGCATTTTGAACTAAACTAGCTGCGGAACTCCCACTAACAGTAAATTTATCACCAGTATCACTGTTTTGATTAATGCCTTTAGGGATAGTACTTAATTCAAAAGATTGGGTAGTTGTTAAATCACTCGCTTTTACTGTTATAATAAGATCACCTACAAAATCTCCACCAGCACCAATAACAGTGCCCCCCGCAGTTCCTAAAGATTGAGAAGGAACTCGAATAGTATCACCTGGTGAGACTTGTGTTGATCCTGTTTCAAAAGTAATTTGACTTACAGTAGGAGATGCTGCACTTCCTACTATAGTAAGAGACATTGAAGCTCTTTGGGAAAAATTACTACTAGATACAATAGCATTACCACCAGACCCAGTAACAACATAACTAGCTGCAACAGCTCCTGAAGGTTGTTGGGTTATGGAAGCTAATAAAGCATTCCTGCCCTCAAGAAGAGAACCTGTTTCACCTACAGCTCCAATTGCTGCTGTTTTAATTTGAGTAGAAGTAGATTTAGTAAAACTACCTGTGACTACTCTAGATACTAATAAAGTCTCTCCTCCTTGATCAAAGTAATTATAAGCCGCAATAGAGGTAAAATAAGTATAAGTTTTACTTCCACTAGTAAAAGTAGAACCAAATTTAGATTTATAATCACTGTAAGAAGTAACTACGGTAGGCTCATTAACTGGACCCTTTACTGCGGGACCTATTAAGGCTCCTCCTACTACTACAGGGCCTTCAGTTATTTGAGATTGATCGTTTTCTCTATTAACTACTCCGGGTGATACTATTTTAACTGCCATTGTTTTAATTTATTAAGATGGGAAGTCAACCCCTGTTGGTAATACGTTAAAGTCTAAAATTATAAATTCTGCTGTTTTAGCGGGTTGGACAAATATTTGTCCAACTAATTGGTTTCTGTCTACAACATCAGGGGTATTATTGGAATCATCCATTACTACCTTAAATGCAAATAAACCTTGTCTTTGTTGTACACTTTCTAAGTATGGGTTAACTTGAGATAAGAAATTATTTCTAGTAGATGTAGTATTTTGTTCAAAAACTAAATTAGTTGCTACTTCTCCAATAAATCTTTTAAGAGATATAAGTAATCTTCTTACGTTTACTCTGTCAAGGGCAGATGCTTGTTTTTGTAGTGTTTTTTGTCCAAATACTACAACTCCACTTCCTGCAAAAGTAGCTATCGGGTTTACTTTCCCTTCATATAAAGTGTCTCTTTCTGCTTTAGTTAATGCTTTTTCTGCTCTAATAACATTAGGCAATGATCCTCTATTTAGACCTGCAGGAGCAAACCAAGGATCTTTAGATTTATCGTTGAAAGCATATACTCCTGGCATCATTACAGATGCTGGGACAAATACTATTTGACCAGTTTCTGGGTCTTGGGTTTGGAGCCAAGGCCAATAAGTAGCAGCATAGCTTGTATTAAACTTTGCCGCTTCAGCTGTTACATCACTAGCATTTGTTTCACCATATTTTACTGAGTCAAATACTACTAAACTATCTCCTGAATCTTCGGCATTAGTAACTGCTAAATCTATGACTTCATTATGTGTAGCATCAATATCACTAGCTAATCCAGGTAGGGTTAATACGTTATAATTATATAAATCTTTATTTTTTAACAAATGTATAGAAGCTGTATAATCATTTGCTCCTAATCCTTGAGTGTTAGTAGAATTAATATTGCTATAAAAGTTATTTGCACCTCCTATACCACCTTCAGCAGCTCCAAATGTTCCACTAGCTACTAAGGGTAAGGATGCTGAATAGACACCAGGTGTAGCTCCCCCAATAATTCCTGCTGCATCTAAGTAATTCGGAGTAGAATTATTTACTTCTGAGACGTAAACATATCTACTATTATTTTTATAAGAACCCGTAATTTGAAGATATCTATCACCATTTTCATCAGTTCTAACTGCAGTTGCTTGGTTACCTATTACTTTTTCTAAATAATTAGGAGAAAATGGATCTAAACTAAGACCTATATATTGTTCTAAAATTACCGGGTCTTTTCTAGTATCGTTACCTCTTCTAAGTAAAAGGTTAAAAGTACCGTCTGTATCAGATTTATCTGAAATTTCCCATCTTATGTTGTCAGACGATCCAGAGTGAAGTACTCCTTCACCTTTTGTACCACCTTGAGGGCCTTCACTATCTTGATTAACACCTTTAGCAATAGTGGCTAAAGCAAAAGGTCCAGCATTATCCGAAGATCCTGATTTGATTAAGTTATTAGCACCAGTTGTGTCAGCAGACTTATAGGTACCAGAAACTGCTCTAGTAACTAAAAGAGACTCTCCTCCTTGTTCAAAGAAGTTGAATGCTGTTAGAGTAGTTAAATGAGTATATAATTGGCTGCTGCTTTCTAAAGCTCCTCCAAATTTAGATTTATAATCACTATAAGAAGTAATTATAGTAGGTTCTTCTACAGGACCTTTTGTTGTAGGACCAACAATAGCAGCATCTACTACTATGGGACCTTCAGTTATTTGAGACTGGTCACTTTCTCTTGTAAGTACTCCAGGTGATACTATTTTTTCTGCCATGTTATTTTATTTTTATTCAGTCTTTGTAAAAATTCCAGATTCTAAATCAATTGTTCCATTTCCATATTTATCTTGTAACATTTGACCAACTTCTGCTTCTTTATTTTTTAAAGAAGTTAATGATTCAACTAAAGAATCTTTTTTAATTTCTATTAATTGGAGTTGCATTTCTACTTCTCCAAAAGAATTAATTAAAATTTGTTGATCTGATTGTAACTGGCTGAGGGTTTGGACCTCTTCTTCGGATAACTTAATTTGTTTGCTCATTTTATAAATATAATAAGATTATTCAGAATTTATTTGTAATAAATATTAAGGGGTTTTTCAAAAAATTAAGAAACATTAACATCTGTATTATTAGGGTTATTGATATCTATAGGTTTATTTATTTGGGCATCATTTAAATTGTTAAGATTAACTATAGTTTCGGTACTTGTTACTACTTGAGCATTAGAAAATATTTTTTTATTAACTGTTAAATCTTTTTGTATGGTGTCGGGGATTATGTGACCATATAATTTTAAATCAAAATTAGCTCTTACTGTTCTTTCATTTCCTTCATTAAGTTCAGTAACTGTAGTAAATGAGTCTATTGTAGCTTTAAATTTAAACCTTTCGGGATCACCCCAATATGAATTTTGAGCATATTGGACTGCTTCTATAATTTTATTAAGTTGTTCAACATAGTAAGTATACATCATGCAACTATAAGTCATTTCCATAAATTCCGGAACTACTACTGCATAGTTTTGTTTGACAGGTTGACGATTGTTTAAAATATTAAACTTATCATAAAAATTATTTTTAGAGTATTTAGATTGGAAATATTCTAAGTTATTAGGTTGGTTAGCATCTAATTTATTAGTTACGTTTCTTAAAGGAGTAATAGTATTTCTTTTAAACATAATCATAGGGGCCATAATTTTACCCTTTTGATCTCTCATAAATCCATCTTTTTGTACTGACTTCCATCTTTCAGGGGCACCATACATTATAGGAACTGCTAATCTTTGTCCATTTTGTACTACAAAAGGTTTAATAACATTTTTAAAGTAAAACATAATAGATTCATCAATATCTTTTATGCCTATTGAAAAAGGTTTTGCAGTATCTCCTTTTAAAGATACTTTTTCACCTCTATTTAATTTTTTAGTGTCATTAGGATTACCTCTAGTAGTATCATAAGGATTTATAAACTCATTAGATATTTCTTTTTGAGTTTTAGGGATGGGTTTTCTTCCTTTAGTTGCCATTATAATCTTTGTTTATTAATTCCTAACTTATCACCGGGGACATAATGAGTCTTACATATAATAGAAAAGTTAGAACCAAATTGTTCTAATCCAGGATTTAAAGGATTAACACTATTAGGATAATCAGGATTTTTACCAAGAATATATTGGTTAGCATTAGTATTATCTATTTCATAATACCCCTCATTATATAATATGATATCCCCTACTTCAGGAACTGTTTGAGCGTCTACTAAATCTTCTCTTAAAAATTGAAATACAACAGACCATTGGAAGTCGACTCCCATATCACTTTCGGGGTATTGTTCATCTCCTCTTTCTACTAAACAATTAAATAATATAGGACCTTCAAAATATTTATCTTCAGCTGCTTCTCCATAAATGTTGACTATAGTTTGGTCTAATCTATATTTGTAAAAAGAACATTGTTGAGTAATAACATCTCCTAATAATTCACGATTAATAGAAGTAAATAAATTTATATCTCGTTGTCTTCCAAATAATGCCATTATCCGACGTATATAGTGTAAGGTACAGATGCTAAGTCTTTTTGTAAAAACTCAGACTCATTTGCTTTTTTTTCTAATAATCTACTTCTAGAAGTTTCTTCTAAGTATGCCCTTAGTCTTTCTATTAATGCTGTTTTTTCAGAAGTTGCTGCTGAGATTAAATCGGCATGGTTCAGGGTAACATCGGCATTAGGTATAGGCACAGTACCATATTTGCCTCTAATATATCCTAGCATTTCTTTAGATACAGCTAAAGTATACTCAAAAATCCATTGTCTACCTATAGAATTTATATTTCCATAAGTAGGATTAACATAAGGTACAGTTGAAATATCTGTTACTACTCCTGTTCCTATACTACCCGAAACTAAAGGGTTATTTCTTTCAGATTTTAGTAAATATTTAAAATGTAATTTATAATTCTTAGTAGGGATTGGGAATATTCTTAATTTATTATTAATTAGTTCAAATGAATAATTAGCTTTACGTATTTGATCATTAAATTCTATTGCTTGTATTTTTTGTAAGTCATAGTTAATGGGCATCATTAAAAAATTTATGCCTGGGGAGTAATTTCCAAATCCAAATTGATCTAAAAGACCCCCAACATCGGTTCCGGTTCCTGCATAAGGGTCAAAATACCTTACTATAGCGGGTGCCTCCCTATAAAAAACTTCTCTGACTTCTAAGTCACCTGAGTTTAGGCTATGAGATGTAGCAAAATCATTTAAATCATATACTTGTTGGCTTTTTATTAAATCTA